CGTGAACGTCATTCACTACCCCGTGCACCTCGTTCACTACCGGGTGGTGAACGTCATTCACCACCAGATACGGATCGTGCTCGGGAACCTTCGGCTCAGCCTGGATGCCAAAGTGGAAGTTCAGCCGATACTGATTCGGCAGCCGACGGTTGTCTTTTGCGCGCGGCAGGACGCTGATGTAGCCGGCCTCCGCGAGCTTGCCGATCTGGTCGATCACCGAACGGCGGGTCAGACCACAATCGTCCGCCAGCGTGTCATGGCTCGGGCGGCATTGGCCCGTGTCCTTGTTGTGGCGCTCGGCCAGCATGAGTAGCACCAGCTTCTGGGTGCTTGTGACGCGCTGCCTGGCCGCCCATGCGAATGCTTCGAAGCTCATGTCAGACCGCCAGCACGAAGTTCTGCCCGAGCGCTATCGGCCACCAAGTGCATGCGCTGCGGCCACTGACCTCGCACGGCTTCTTCGGGCCGCGCCACACCAGCCCGGCGTCTTCCAGCTCGGGGAGGCGGCGGGCGAGCATGTAGCGATCGAGCACGGTCCGCTGGGCCAGCTCGTTACTGGTGAGGCCAGGCGCTTCCTTGACCGCGGTCAGGGCAACAGCTTGCTGATCGAGCTGCACACCGCTCGCAACAATGTGGCGTGCAGCCTCGTGGCTGGTGCCTGGGTCGCATGCACGGGCCGGATGATTCATCGGGCTGCCCTCCCCTTCGCGGCTGCGCGAGCGATGTTGCGGATCAGGCGGTACGCCATTGTGATAATCGATCGCGCCTCACGAATCATGAGTTGTGCTTCATCGCTATCAATGCGGCGGTCGGCCATCGCCTTCACAGCGGTGCCTGCGAGACGGCCCATGAAACTGTTGATCTCGAGCAGCTTTGTCTGGATTGCCCCGACTTCGTCAGCCCAGCCACCTTCCGGAGCCGGCGGCACCACTTCGACCGCCAGATCGAAGCGGCCGGCGAAGGCCTGCAGCCAGTCCAGCGCGCGCTCCTTACTCGCGGTCTGCTCCTGCATCCACTCCGTCAGCAGTTCGGCAATCTCGATGGTCACCGATTCGCCCTCAAGGCCGCGCAACTTCGCGCGGAGCGTCTCCGGGTGCATCGATTTGCCGCGGCGCTGCGCCAGGTACGCGGCAGCCGCCTGTACGCCGCCGGGCGTTTCGCGCACGGAGTTGTACAGGACGTCGATCCAGTTGAGAGCGGAGGTGCGGCAGGTCATGGGTTCACCTTGGGAAGACGGGTGTTTCAAGGTTTCGAGCTGGCCCGTCATGGCGCACGATCGGCGTCATGGACGAATTCAATTCAGGGACGATGGCAAAGGACGGCCAATCAGGCGGCGTGGACGCCGAGGTCGATACGGTCGGCGTCCGGGTCGTCCGGCGCCGAAGCGGCCGGCGGCTGTTCTTGCACACCGAGCAGTTGCAGCACCTGCGGCAATGCGGGGACGCTCAGCTCTTCCGGCCACGCGTCAACCTCAGCCGTTGGCAACCGCAGCACTTTGGCCAGATGCGCGTCGGTCTTGAGGCCCAGCTTCGTCCGCAGCGCGCGCTTGCTCATTCGGGTATCGACGAGGGACGCGACCGTCTGCTGAACAGACTTGATCGGCATGGCTTCGAAGGCCTCCGGACGCAGCAAGGCCAAGAACTGCCGGCGCGCCGACGGGATGCCGCTGGAGCGCCATTCGCTGACGGACGGCGGCTTAATCTGGCAGATGCGCGCAACTTCTGTAGTTCCGCCGAGGCGGTCGATGATCTCGGAGTCGGTGGGCTTGTCCATGCGGCAGATATTAGGACTAGCTAATTTTGAAGTCAATAGCCAGTCCTAATCCAACAATCGTTAGCCTTGCCTAATGAGCACACTCGCCGAAAGATTGACCGTCGCTATCGCGAACGCCGGAATCACCAAGGCCGAACTGGCCCGGCGCGTTGGGATCAGTGCGCCCAGCGTGAACGGATGGTTCACTGGGAAAGCAAAGTTCCTTCGGGGAGAAAACCTTCTCGCGGCAGCCAGAGCCCTGTCAGTAGACGAGGACTGGTTGGCCACTGGCAAAGGCTCTTCCGTTCGGGGCTTCCATGCTGCCGAACAAGCTGCCGACCACCGGGTCTCACCAGTCTTAGAGACTGAGACCCGCCCGGGCTATGTTCGCTTCGACGTTTTCGAAGGGGGCGCAGGGATGGGTGCAGGATTGGTGAACCAGGACTACCCCGAGGTGGTGCAGACGATCGAGGTGGCCGAGTGGGAGGTTCGCCGGAAGCTGGGATACCTGCCAAAGCCTGGCCGGATCCAGCTGATCACGGGCCGTGGCCCGTCGATGAAACCCAAGCTCGAAGATGGCGACATCATCTGGATCGACACCAGCTGCGACTACTTCGATGGAGACGACTACTACCTGATCAACATAGGTGGCGAGACCCAGATCAAGATGCTGCAGAAGCGCGGTGACGGCATGTACGTGGTGAGCATCAACCCAGATTTTCCAACCTACCGATCTGACGAAGGCGAGGTAAGCATCTTGGGCAAAGCGCTGATACACGCTGGTCTTCGCCGCTTCTGAAGGTGGTGTCCCAATTTGGGACAGACACAAAAAAGCCCCGCAATAGCGGGGCTTTCTTACTGCCCTCACTCACTCAGTAAGGCGCGCCATCAATCCCTTGAAGTTCGGATGAAGAAGCCTGCCAACATGGGCTTCAGGGATCTTCAGGTACTGGGCCACTTCAAGCTCTGTCATCGTGCCCGCGTCTCGTTTCTGCTGAAGCTCAGCCCGAATCCTCTCAGGACAGAGAACGCCCAACGCCATCCAGAAACACTTGAATTCAGACAGGCACTGCGGCGAGAGACGACCGTCGAAGTCTGGATCCAGCATCCCAACGAAGATGGAATCCAAATCGTCGGCGGTGTTGGTCTTCTCCAGCGGAGAGTCGAAGAGATGCATCATCTCTTTCACTACGACGAACCGTTCCCAACAGGAGTTCAACCCTTTGGCAAACGCGATGACATGCTTGCCTCCAGCTTGGCGAGCAAACTGGTGATCCGGATTGCCAGGGGACACGTAATACCCACACAGCTCTTCCGGATCCAAACCCGGATCATGAAAAAAACGGAAGCCAGTGGCTCCCGTTAATTCAATAATCTTGTCGCGAATTGCGTTTCGACTGACTACTGGCTCAAGGTCCTGAGCGAAGGCATACAAATCCCTGTAAGGCATAGGCAATCAATCCGCGAAGTCTTCTACGATGTCGACTTGACCCGCCTCGATTCTTTCAATCGAAGCCAGTAGTTGAGAGGCAATCTGTTCCGCAGTCGTCTCTCTGGACGTGCCTGGGAACATCTTGAAGTTCGACGCGCGCAGACCGTTCGCGCCGAACAACTTTTCTTTGGCGGCATGCTGTGCGTGCATGAGCTATCTCCATTGAGGTCAGGGCAGGAAAAGCCGCCTTCGAGGGCGGCCGGGCGTCAGCGGCTCGGATGGCTCTGCTGACTATGCACACGATTGTATGGTGTCAATTGACCGTTTACAACATCCAAAGGTTGACAAGTCGTATGACCTTAGGCATGGGACCGGCATACATCCCTCCAATGTCCGCTCGAAATCAACGGTTCAATAGGGTCTAGTTGGCTGGGTCTGTTGGTCGGGCTGGATTACCCGCACGTATCTAAGATCGGCCAAGGGCGATGAAAGTTGCGTCGTAACCAGCCCTCACTCTCATCCCGTTCAGGGCACGGTTCAACGGTTAAATGAACGAACAGCATGTTTGTTCATTTAACCCGCATCATTTGTTAGCCACTCCTATTGACTGTAGTATTAGCTTCTCCTAACCTAATCCCGTCGCCCCAGTAACAGCCCATCCGGGCCGGGGCTCGGAGTCCTTCATGGCTTTCGCTGCTTTCACCGCTTCCGGTCCCGTCACGGTCAAAGCCGTGCACGCCACCGATACCGTCGCCATCTCCTTCGGCACCGTCGAGATCAACCTCTCACCCGTCGAATGGGCCGAGCTCGCCATGAAGGGCTCCAGCGCCGCGCTCGAACTGCGCGCCAACCACATCCGCACCGGTATGCGCATCGGTCCCCTGCAGGTCGGAAACGCCGACCTGGTCGAGGTGCAGGCATGAGCGCCGTCATCCTCTCGTTCCCCACCAACACCGCCCAGCGCGCCAACGGCGCTGGCCTGGCCGTGGCGATCGCCGCCAAGCGCATGGGGTATCGCCCGCACCACATCGCCCGTGCCGCTGCCCTCGCCCGCCGCGAGGTGCTGGACGGCCACAAGAGCGCTGCCCGTGCCGTCGCCGACATGACCCGCGACCTTTCCCGCGCCGCCAGCACCAACGCGCCGGGGGCCGCATGAGCGCGATCGATTTCACCTTCGGCCTGATCGTCGGCTTCGCCGCCGGCGCCATCGTGGCCACCGCTTGGCTGCAGCGCCGCCACGACGAGCACTTCGCCGCCCTGATGGAGCAGATCCGATGCGAGGGCTGATCCGCCACTGGCGTGCCGGCGGCTTGGTGCTGCTCGGTGCCCTGCTCGCGGCCGTCGCCTTCGCCATGGCCTGGGCCGGCATCGAAGACACCGGCGTCTACGTGCTCATGGGCGCCCTGCTCTGCGCCACCCAGGTGCCCGACGCGTGGAGGCGCGGCCGCGATGGCTGATCCGACCGTGGCCTCTACCGTGCGCGCCATGCGCCGCGCCGGCGCCGCCGGCGAGCCAGTGCCGGCCGAGGTTGCCGCTGCCTGGGCAAAGGTCTTCATGGAGCAGCTGTATGGCATGCAGAAGCCGGTGCGCTACGAATGCCGGCGCCGCGGCAGCAACGATCCATGGGAAGAGGCCGAGCCAGGCGACCTGACGCACCCGCGCCGCCGGGGCCTTGTGATCCGCGCGCTCTACCTGCACCCGCCGGTCGCCAAGCAGCAGCACCGCTGGCCGCCGGGCAGCAACAGCCAAGGCCACTGCTTGGACTGCGACGAAGCCCAGTGGCTCGCAGCGCCGGAATGCCGGCCGCACGCACCGCTCCGCGACCACCGTTCCGCCATGCCCTTCCGCATCGCCTGGGTGATCGAGCCGCTCGAAAAGCTCCACTACCTCGCCAAGCACCTCAACCCTTTCGACCGCGACAAATGGCGAAAGGAAGCCACCTACCTCATCGATCGCATCAAAGACCACGAGAAGGGAAGCCAGCCATGACGGCCGATAACATCCTAATCATCCCGAAGAACGTAGCGCCGGGCATCGAAGCCGTCGCCAGCGGTAACAACGCGGTTCAAGTCGTCTGCATATGTCGGCACCAAATCCATGATTCGGCCGGCAACGTCGCGAATTGCGATCATGGCGTCACGATGCGTCCGCTGCAGCCAGGCGATTTCATCCTCAGCTTTATAATTTTGAACATCGGGATCAACCCTCAGATCAAAGGAATCGATCGACGTGCTCAGCTTTCCGAGCGCATGCCTAAGCCTGCTAAGCGAATTGACCAAGGGCAGCGTCTCGGGTGTGGCTATGAGGACTGGAACTTCCACTGTGTATCGCGAAAGCAATTTGACCATGTTCGAGGCCAATTCGGGCTTGGTCGTCGGTTCGATGGCGTTGATCGTCAAAGCCGCGCTACCAAGATCATCACGCAACTGGATCAGTTGCACGGCGAAGTCTTCCATCGCGGCCCTAGCAATCGCTCGTTCTACGAGCTTTCGCCGTTCGATTGGAGTAACGACCGCGTAGTACGTGACGCCAGCGGCCAACCAACTCCCGAGCCCTGCAAAAATCGCCGCCGCGACTGCCCAAGCCTCCCATCGCGGTGTGCATCCCTGCCCGGGCCACCAGCAAGCGCCCATCGCATTCAGAAATTCCATTCCCTAACCCCTCAGTCGATTGGCCGGCATTCTCCCACGCCCTCCAAGCCCTGCTCTGGATTCGCCACGCTGGCCACCGTCAAGCCGCCGCGTAACCGGCGCACCAGGCTGCGGGAGGACGTGTAATGGCCGGCCCGCTACATGACGAGATCGTCGCAGCATCCGTCCGGTGGCTCCGCCGCAACGGGTGCGCCGCGATCCTGTGCGACCCGTTCAAGGCCGGTCCCCGTGAACAGCCCGATGCCATCGGCTGGCGTGATGGGATATCGCTGGTCGTGGAGGTGAAGGCCAGTCGCTCTGACTTCCTTGCCGACGCCAAGAAGCCGCACCGCATCGATCCGGCGGACGCCGTTGGCGACTGGCGCTTCTATGCGGCACCGGCCGGGGTGGTCAAAGTCGAGGACCTGCCGGCCGGATGGGGATTGCTGGAATGGGACGGACGCTGCCTGAAGCCTGCGCATGGCGTGCCGCTCGGCAACTGCAACTGGCACAGCGCGCCATTCCGCGACACGGCGAACAAGCGCGCCGAAACCCAGCTGCTGGTCTCCGCAATCCACCGGCCTGAGTTCGTGCCGCGCCGTGGCGCAAGGCTCCGTCCAGGGGTCCATTTCGAAGCGTGGGCGGCTCACCTGGCAGAGCCGGAGGTGGCCAGTGGCTGATCCCATTACCCAGGCCAAGCACACAGCGCGCGTGCGGATCGGCGAGGCGAGCGCCCGGCGGCTGGCGGGCCACGGCTTCTGGTGCATGTTCAGCATGGCCCAGTCCGCCCGCCGCCGCGCCGCCTCCCTTCTCCACCCGCCGCCGGCGCTCCCCATCCAACCGGAGCTGTTCGCATGACCCAGCGACACATCAGCCATCCCGAGCCGCTGCCGGCCTGCGCCGCCGGTCACAGCGCGCGCCACATCCACGACCTGCGCGGCCTCGCCGCCGGCGGCGGCCACTTCGTCGAGTGCAAATGCCGGATGACCAGCAAGCACGCCGAGCCGGATGCAGCCATCTCCGAATGGCGCCGCATCAACCGCCCAGCCCGCAGTGCGCGAAAGCTGCTGCCCGCGATCGCGGGCCCGGGGGACAACGTTATCCAGATGCGCCTACCGATGCCGGGCGAAGGACGGGTGGCCAGTGGCTGACATGTTCCTATCGCGCGATGAGATCGTCACGCTGTGCCGCACGCCACAGCGCGCGCGCCAGGCTGCCTTTCTTCGCAAGAACGGGATCAAGCACTACCTGGACGCGCACGACTGGCCTGTCGTGTTGCGCTCCAGCGTTGAAGGAACGAGCGCGAGCGCCAAGCAGGCGCTGACATGGACCCCGAGCAAGGTTGCGTAAATGGGAAGGAAGCCGAACAAGCCCGGGGCCATCCCCCGGTTCCGCGCACGCCGGCAGAAGTCCGGCGTGGTGCATTACTACTACGACCACGGTGGGAGGCCTCGGAAGGAGACGCCGCTGGGCAGCGACTATGGTGTGGCCATCAAGAAGTGGGCGGAGTTCGAACATGCCAACACGATCCCGGCCGCCGCGGTCGTCACCTTCCGCCACGTCGCCCAGCGCTACCAAGCCGAGGTCGTGCCGACCAAGGCAGTCACAACCCAACGCCTCAACAACCGCTGCATCACGGCACTGCTGAGCTTCTTCGACGCGCCGCCAGCGCCCTTCGAGGCAATTCGGCCGATCAACATCCGGCAGTACTTGGACTGGCGCCCTTCCAAGGTCATCGCCAACCGGGAGGTCTCCCTGTTCTCGCACATGTGGAACTGGGCGCGCGGCAAGGGCGTGACCGATCTGCCCAACCCATGCGAGGGCATCCGGCGGAACAAGGAGACCGGCCGGGGCGTATACGTTGAAGACGACACCTTCCAAGCAGTGTACCGGCATGCAGACGCGGCGCTGCGTGACGCGATGGACCTCGCCTACCTCACCGGCCAGCGAGTCGGGGACGTCTGGTCCATGGACGTGCGCCACGTTACAGCGCGCGGCTTGGTCATCCAGCAGTCGAAGACAGAGAACAAGGTAACGATGGAGGTAACTGGGGAGCTGGCGGCGCTGCTGGCGCGGATCGCGGCGAGGAAGCAGGCCAAGACCTCAAAGGGAAGGGCTAAGCCGTACAGCACGCGACTGATCGTAGATGACAACGGCCTGGCGCTGGGGCGCGCGGCGCTGCGCTACCGGTTCGACAAGGCACGGGCAGCGGGCGGCGTCAGCAGCGCTGACTTCCAGTTCCGCGACCTACGCGCAAAGGCCGGCACGGACAAGGCTGATTCCGCGCAGGACATTCGCCAGGCGCAGGCACAGCTGGGCCATTCGTCGGTGACGACGACGGAGATCTACGTGATGAAGAAGAGGGGCTCGAAGGCAACGCCGACTAGATAGCCGAACTGCTTGTCGCGAGCCAAGTAACGTCGAGCTGAATGTTTCGCCGGCGTTACGCGCGTGGAACCTGTCGTTGGGGGCTAAATTACAGCGGACACTACAAGGAGGCACGCATGTCCGGCATAGACGAACGAACGACACCACTGTTCTACGGGCGCGTGGTATCTGTCCCTGACGAGAAGAAGGCCCACCTGGAGACCGTTATGGCCCGAATAGGGGTTCACGGAGTTTGGGAGCCGAGCGCCTACGGTGTTGCGCCGTATCAGGATGGCGGGGCGACAAGCGGGCCAGTTGTCGAGTGGACACTGACTTTGCCAACTGAGGAACAAGCAAACGCGCTACTGGCCGAAATCTAGGCTGTACCGTGGCGGCAGAAGCTCAAATTGCGGAGCGGCTGGGATATTGCGGAGCGGCCCAAATCCCCGCAGGCATTGGGGGATATGGAGCGGGTGAAGGGAATCGAACCCTCGTCAGTAGCTTGGGAAGCTACAGCTCTACCATTGAGCTACACCCGCAAGGCGCGGCGTAAGTCTATTCGGGCGGGGCCCTCAAACGCAACGGGCGGCACTGGGCCGCCCGTTGTTTCACGCTTTCCGGCGCCGTGCGCGGCGCCCGCGAACGGGCACTGCGCACGTTGGATCAGAAGCTGCCGCCGAAGCTGGCGAACAGCGACACGTCACGTGCACGCTTCTGCATCGTGGTGGTGCTCATGCCGATGTTGCTGCTCAGGCCCCACAGGTTCAGGCGCGCACCCAGCACGGCGGTGGCGTAGTTCTTGTCGAACTCCAGGCCCGGCACCTTGTACATGCCCACGTCCGGCATGGACTGCAGCCAGGCGCTGGCCTGCTTGGTGTCCTCGAACTCATGGTCGTAGGTGACCTGCACATACGGCTTGACGTTGCCGCCGTCGAAGCGGGCCTGCCAGCCGACGCGGCCGACGGTGGAATCCGTGTCCTGGTCGCCATAGCCCAGCGCCGAGGCGCTCGGGTTGGACTCGGTGTAGCCGTCCAGCTTGACCTTCTGCCAGATCACGGCGGCGACCGGACCGTGGCGGAAGCCGCCCTCGGTACCGAACTCGTAGCCGGCGTTCAACGCAGCGGTCAGGTTGCTGCCTTCCGGCGAGCCCTTGTGGATGCGCGTGGCCGGGCCGAGCTGCAGCTTGCGGGTCACGTCGTAATCCAGCCAGCTGTAGCTGAGCTGGCCGTTGACCCAGGCGCGGTCGCCGTACCAGCCGGCGAACAGGCCCAGCGTGGTGTCGGACTGGGTGAAGTCACCCTTGTTGTTGCCGAAATCGGCGTCCATGCGGCCATAGCCGGCGAAGCCGCCGACCACCATGCCGTCACGCGCCCAATCCACGCCGAACAGGCCGGCCGGGGCCATGCCGTCGTACAGATCGGCGTGGGCGTAGCGCTGCATGTCGCCGCGCAGGTTGCCCCACCAGCTCAGGCCGTCGGCCGGACGGCCATCGACGTGCCAGCTGACCTGGTCGGCGCGCGAGCGACCGATGGTCTGCGCCGAGTGGGTCAGGACCTGCTGGTTGCGCGGGGCCTCCAGGATCGACAGGGTGTACTGGCCCAGCATCTCGTGGGTGGCGGTGGTCGGGTGCACGCCGTCGGCGAACACATAGCTGTTGGCCGCGTTCGGGGTGACGTAGCTGGTCGGGTTGCAGGTCAGCGAGGCGGCCGTGGTGCAGGCCGGGCTGGTCGCGTTGACGAAGCCGTACTGGCCCGGGTTGGCGACGATTTCCTGCAGGATGTGGAAGGTATCGACCGGGATCACCTGCAGGCCGGCGGCCTTCAGGCCACCGAACAGGGCGTCGTTGTACGCCTTGGCCAGCGCGGTGCCGGCCGCCATGCCCGCCGGGCCACCAGCGCGGGCGCCCGGGGTCAGGCCGACGTCGGGGATGGTCGGCACCACGATGTACTCGGCGCCGGCCGCCTTCAGCGTGCCGACGATGCCGACCTGGTCGGTGACGGCACCGGTCAGGGTCGGGACCAGCGGTGCGCCGGCCTGGATCGCGAACAGGTCGTTGGCGCCGCCCCACACGGTGTACAGCGCCTTCGGGTCGGCCTTGCCGCCGTTGGCCGCCAGGTACTGCGCGGTCTGGGTCTTGAGCGAGTACACCGGCACGGCCGGGGTACCCGGGATGAGCACCTGGCTGGTGTCCACGCCGACACGGGCGCCGCCGATGGCGTAGTTGTCACCGTTCTGGCCGTTGCCGTGGGCACCGGCGTTGGTGCCGTAGTAGTTGGCGACATGCTCGGCCCAGGTCCAGCCGGGGTTGGTGGTGGACTTGCCGGTCACCGCCTGCACCGCCGCCGGCAGCAGCGGGCGGAAGTAACCGGAGTCGGTCAGGCTGTCGCCGATGAAGACGGTCTTGGTATACGGCGACTGCGCCATGGCCGGCGCTGCCGCCAGGGCGATGGCCACGGCCATGAGGGAACGGATCGGGCGTTTGCTGAGCAACATGGAAACTCCTTGCAGGTGGGGAAGACGGCGGGACGTACGCCGGCGCACGGTGCCATGTTTCCACTGCACCCGGCCCGCATCACGCTGCGCTGCGGCATGAACGCCCCAGCCCCGCCGCCCGGCCATCGTTGGCCTGGCGCTCGCGGCACTGTTGCCGCGCGGCGCACAGGGTACGCACTGACGGGTGATTGAAGGACAATAGCGTCATGAACATCCAGCTCAACGGCGAAAACCGCCAGCTTCCGCACACCGCGACCGTCCATGACCTGCTGCTCAGCGAGCAGCTGCTCGAGCGCCGCGTGGCGGTCGAGGTCAACGG